CTACCGATGCATCTTCGCAGAACTATTAACATTCGCCGGCCTCCGGCCTGCCGCGAGGAGGGCAAAGATCACTCCCGCAAGGGCACAGCAGGCGAAGGTGGACTGGTCGTGGGCGGCCGTCGCCGCAACCATCAGCAAGATGCAGCCCACCGCCAATATCTCGTAGACGATTTTCATGGGAAGACGCTCCATGTGTCTCCATAGATGATCGCCAGGGAGAAGAGCGCGGCGAGAATCACGGGGACAATGATCCAGAGGATGATCTTGCGCCTGGCACCCCAGATGATCCGGCGTCTCGCTGGGCGCGCCTCGCGATAGACCTGCTGCCAGGCCTCATGGCGGCGGCGGATGCGCTTGAGCACACGAAGCTCTTTATCCGTTCGGTTCATTTGCGATGATTTCCTTGTCCGATTGCCCGGCGGTGTGCCAGGTGGGGATATTTGCGTTGCACACGCCACACCGAACGGCGACCGCCTCGGCGCTCACGCGATGAGCGATGCCGCAGCCCGGGCACCGCAATAACCTGGTGCGTGTCGTCATGCACATACAGCCTTCTGCTGCTGGGGCTGCGCCCACGGCGGCAGCGGGATCGAGGGGTCAGCCTGGCCGCCCACTATCTCGGCGACCAGGTTGATCTCCTGCTGGCTGAAGGCGGGGTCCACGCCCGCCTTGTCGGCCACGCTCTTGACGGCCCATAGCCGCTTGGTAACGTTACCAAGGAGGCCGCCGGCAGGATCATTCGCTATGCGGTGAAGAAGACGCAGGCTGTCCATCGAGAGCTTGCCTTCGAAGCCAAAGCTTTCGAGGACTTTGATGGCCACGGCCTTGACATCGGCGATGGACATCTCGACGCCGGCATTCAAGCAATAGACGGCGCCGAAGCGGCGGTTAAGCTGCTCACGTCCACCCGCGATCTCCCAGGGCGTCGAGTCCATACGCCACGTGTCAGCCAGGACGATCGCACACCTGGTCTCGGGATCGTCATGGAGGTCGCGCAGATAGTTGATCGGGGGCGCCGACAACGTCACCGCCTCGTCCACAGCGATGCAGGCCTGCGTGCCGGTACCATTAGAATAGCAGCCAGCCAGACGATCATGCACCTGCCGCTGAATCTGCGCGGTGCGATTGCGCTCGGACGTCTTTATGTTGAGCTTGCGGGCAAGCTCCCAGACAAAGCCGTGATAACTTCTATACGCCTGGCCGGCCCGCATGTAGATCACCAGGCCCTTGCCGGTGGCTGTGAAGTGTTCCAGGGCCATCGTCTTGCCCGCCCCGGTGGGAGTGACGATCTTGGCGATGGAGGGCGTGTCGTGGGCGAGCTGGCAGCAGGAGAGGATCCTGCTTGCGATGCTGGTCTCGGTGAATTCGCTGTCCGGCATCTCCATCCGGGTCTGGCGAGATTGAAGCCAGGTCTGGGCCCGCCGCAACCATTTGTCAGTGTTGCCCGCGTAGGCGTCGGTCATTATGAGGCTGACCACGGCGGGCGTGCAGCCAAGTATCCTGCCGAGCACTCTGAACGTGATCTTTTGGTCGCCGGCCTTGACCTCTTTGATCCCCGCGGTGATTGCGGCCCGCTCCTCGCGGGTAAGTCTGACATCCGTGTTTTCCATAGTTGTCCTCTGGGTTGCCTTGGTAAGAATCGCTATAGCGGTTTGTCCTCTATCGGGCATGGTTGGTCACCGTGACCATCCGTGGTCTGTTGATTCGATCCCTCGGTGGTAGTGCGCCCCGACAAAAGATCGAGGGCGTTGAAATCGGGTCCGGCAGCCGGGCGGTCCGTGGTTGCCTCTTTAACGATGGGCTTGGCGGAGAAAAAACGATCGGCGAACGACCGCCTGGATTCATTGGCCCGGCCGACGACTACCTGCCGCTCCTTGTGCTCGGTCGCCTGCTGGGCGACATGGCTCATGTGCGTAAGCTTCAATATGGGCGGGGATGCTGGGGCGATCTCCTGATCATCGTGCAGCCCAAGCACCTGGGCGCCCAGGCGATGCCCATCCAGGAGGACGTTAGCGTAACGCCGGGTTGCCTGTCGCTGTATCGCGGTCAACTTGCGGAGGTGGCCTGCGGCCTCGATGCCGTCTGACAACCTGTCCTTGTCTGCCTGGTCGCCCGTGATCGAGGCCAGGGGATATTGGCCGTTCCATGGCGAGGGGGTTGCAAAACACAGGAACTTTTCGGTCTGTGCGTCAAAGACGAAGATCCTCGAAGAGTCCAGCGGATCGTAACTGTAACGTATGTGCCTCTTTATATCCCTGCCCGATGCACAGCGGCGGGGTTCCAGAGCGGCGAACTGGGCGGCGTCGGCGGGGTCGTAATAGTACGCGCCGAAGGCCGCGACAAAGACACCGTTCTGGGCGACCTTGACCGACTCGGACGGCATGAGGAGGACGGCGAGGTCCTGGGCGGATGGACGGCACGGGACAAAGCCCGGCCGGCGGAACTCCATGAAGGCGCGATCAACGGAGAGTCCCCCGCAGGCCCGCGCAGGACTTTGACGGAGGCAATAATCGCCCGTTACCCACTGGTTAAACGCCTGGCGAAAGGACTCAAGCGTGTAGCCCTTTCGGGCGAATTCCTCGGCCCGGCCGTGGAGCTCCTTAAAGTGCTCGGGCCTCCGCTCGGGCTTGTTGCCGATGTACGTTTCCCACGTCTTAGAGAACCACTCGGCGAAGAGCTTGAACCACGGCTCGATCGGCTTGGCCTTGGCGTTGTAGGGATTCGCGAATGTCGGGCGGATCCCCAACGTCTCCAGGAGGGGTTTGACGCGGTGCTCGTCGACGATATTGCCCTCGTCTTTTCGTGGCCTGCCTCCCGAAAACTTCCTCATGCGGAAGTCCTTGCCGTTGTCCAGGTAGACAACATCCGGGCTGCCATGGGCGATGATGCCGCGCACGAGCGTGGCCATGACGATGTTGCCGTCGGGCGATTCGAAGCGAATGGTCCAGCATGTGGGCTTCCATGTGCGGGCATCCATGTACATCGTGAGCCAGGGACGATGCCAGGCCCATACCATGCGCTTCTTTTTGGGTGACCAGACCTTGTGCGGGAGCATGACATCGCATTCGTGATGGTCGGCCACCCAGCAGCCCATGGCCGGGACTCGCGTCCAGTCGCGAATCATGTAAGGTATGCAGCGGTCGCGGAATTTCTTGGGATCGCGGCCGTAGGCAATCTGCTTGGGGTCGAGGCGCTCGCGGACCCATCGCTGGATGGTAGAGAGACTCGGCCAGGGCCGTCCCCGTGCCTGGGCGATCGCGGCCACGTGCTCCCAGAGCCGTGGGATCATCGGATCATTCTGCGAGAGATACTCATCCTTGAATATCTCCCACATGTCGGCGCACTGGGTGATCGCGCCAGTATGGACGCGGTGGTCCGCGAGGCCGGCGATGCCTTCATCGGCGAATAGCTTCAACCATCGGCGGAACGTCTTGAGCGAAATGCGGCCTGGCCCGGAGAGGCGCGCGTTGCGTATCTCCACCCACTGGGCTGACCACCGGGTGAGTTGCCGGCCGTCGGGGCAGGCGGCGCGGGCGGCGATGAATTGCTGGATCGCGTCATAGCGCGAGGCGAGCACCGCCCTCTTGGCGCGGGACATGCCCGCCAGCAGGCTGCCGGCCGGCGCGGCCGGGACGTCCATATGGGCCGCCGCGCTGAGCCTGGGATCGCAGGCCGGGTCAATGATCCACCGGCCGTCCACCCGGCGGGCCGCGAGCCGGGCCGTCTCACACATGCGCTGCACCTGGCGGCAGGTGAGGTGCATGATTGCGGCGGCGTGGTCGACCGACATTGCCGATTGGCGATTGGCAATCGCTGGTTGATCGGCCTCGGCAGTCGGAGCGGCGAGGCTAAATTGTACAATGGAGGACATCTCAAGTTTCCAGCATGTCAGAGAACGAATTGATGGCGGAGCGGCCATCGCCCTGGCCGCAGATGCACAGAGGCACCGGCTGTTGCAGGACGGGGGAATAGTCGGCGCAGCTCCATGCGATGAAGCGAACGCTACGGCGGCGCGGCCAGAGCACCAGCCGGTTGTCGCCGTGGACGACGGCGATCGAACCGGCCAGGTCGGACGCTATCAGGTGAGGCCCCCGGTGGCTGGGGCCGATGTGGATCGACTCCTGGGCACCGCCCCGAAGGAGAACAGGGAACTCCGTGAAGTTGCCAAGCCGGCGGAAGATCGCCCGCGTTTCTCTCGCATACCGCAGCCCATCCCCGGTCGACAGCATTATAAGGATGTTGCGGCCGTCGTAGTCGAACTTGACGCAGACGGGGCCGAACTGGAGGGATGCGGAGGCCTCCAACGTGCCCGTTACCTGATGGCGTTTCGGTTGCGGATTGGCGGGCGGCGGCAGCGTGCGGGCCACGCCCTCTTCTTCGGCGAGTTGGTAGTTCATGGCTTGTCCTTTGAATTGGGGATAGAGGGCGGCGGTTGACATTATTATAAAACCTCCCGTTTGGGATCGGCCGCGCGGAGGCGGGCGCGAAGCTCATCGGCGAGTTCGCCATTGGTGTACTGGGATAGCGTCCGGGCCTCCTCATGGGGAAAGAACTGGGGGGCCTCCTGCGGTGCAATGCGGAGATCCATGATCAGCGACTGGGCGAGCTTGCGCATCGTGGGCACTACCTGCTCGGGGTCCTGGGTGGCGAAGGCGGCGTCGATGAGCCGGTAAAGGCCTTTTAGTACGAGTTGTTTTTCGCTGTCGTTCATCCGCATCTCTAATAAGGTATTTCGTCGAGGCCAAAGAGCCGTCCCAGGGATGCGTGGGTGTAGGCCCACTGGGCCAGGGCACGGAGCGTGTGCATCTCTATAGAGTCCGTCTTGCCCCGCTCCAGGCGGGCAAGAGCCGACAGGCTGATGTCCATGCTGCCGGCGACCTCCTTGCGGGCAATGCCGGCGTCCAAACGGATGGCGCGAATGGCCGCGCCCAATTTATGGGCACAGTCGCAAGGCTGGGCGGCGGCGATCTGGAATGTGGCCTGTTCCTTATCCATATAGTCAGCTCGCGATCCTGTTAATTTGCTTGCCCGTGGAACCGGCCGCGTTATCATTGACCGCCTTGCGGTCAGAACGTCGGCTAACCGAGGTGCCTCGGCGTCGAACCGGCTGACCGCTTTCTTTTGTTCCAAAAAGGTTGCCCCAAAAGTCTTCGGGTGAAATTTCTTGCCCGGTCAGCCGCCGGTAGGCGTCCCAAATGCGAAGTTGGGTCGGGCGGCTGGCACGGTAGCCCCTAAGATGATTGGAAAGGCTGCTCTGTGAAATCCCTGCCGCCGAAGCGATTTCGCCCATCGAGGGTGAATTTCGCTTAATTCTGGCCTTGACAGAATTGGCGTCTTGGCTTATGCTGATGATTTGTTGCCGCCGCTGTGAAATTGACTTATTTGTTTTCATATGCCCGTTGTGTGTTTGACTTACTAACATTATTGTACTATCAAGAACACCTGTCAATAGCCTTTATGGAAAATGTGAAATAATTTTTCAGAGCCGGTCATTATGACTAAAGAAGACGACCTGTGGGTCAGGTGGTTCGCACACCAGGTTCGGAGCTTGAGGCAGCGCTTGGGGATGACACAAGGCGAATTCGCCAAGGCCATCGGCATTGGCAACCGCATCACGATTTCAGTCGTGGAGCGTGCGGAAATGAGCCAGATTCCCACGTCGCTGTTGATTCGGCTTCTTTATATGGCCAGAAAACAAGGGATTGGTTGCGACGAATTTCTGGTCGGATTTGGGCCTTTCGACCTGGTGTCGGACGCGGCCCTGCGGGCCGAGTTTGGGCATCGAGTCGCAAGGCAGCAGATGCGGCAGTTTCCGATCGGGGATTTTATGATAGAGGAGGAGCCGCCCGATTTTTCGAAGGGACTGGATCAGTTTTTGGCTAAAATACTCAAATGGTCCGAAAATGAACATCGGACGAGAAAGGGCTAAAATGGATGCGTCGCCGAAGAGTGAAGTGGATTTGGAGCATTGGGGGGCGCGGGCCGGCCACTCGCAAACGCCGCTGTCGCGAAGGGTAAAGATCGGCGTTTTGGTTGGAGCCCTGGCGATAACGATTCTGGTCGCGGCGATAACCATAGGCGCGATTTGGCCGGCGAAAGCCGAGGATTTCGAGCCATGGTCCATGTGGATGAATCCCGGGTTCACGGTTGCCGGCGCCCAGCTTGAGGGACTGCGCCGCGTTTATCTGATGCTCGAAAGCGTAGCCGTTCTGGTGGCGACGGGGGTTGTTTGGCTTATGGTTATTGCGTCTGTGCTGCTGATAAAAAGTTTCAAGCAAGAAAAAAAAGTTAATATCGCAAACAAATAGTTGTTGACATTTCCGGTAATGGGGTTAAGTTGGCCCCCGACGAGCGAGATTGGACTACGCTCTTACGAGGCCGGAAATGGAATTCCTTTCGTTCGCCGGGCTGTACTACAACCAAATTAGCGGGCATTTAGCGGGGCTTGTTGGCTCCCCCTCTCCTTGTCTCCCCGTCTCCGCCTCTTGCTTCTTAGCTTCCACCTTCGACCCTTGGAACATCCTCTGGTTTTTTGGCGTGCCGGCGGTAACGGCCGTCGCCGTGTCGATCATCGGCGCCAAGATCACGCTGGCGCTGCACTCGCAATCCCTGCGAAGCCTGCACGGCCAGCTTGAACGACTGGACAGTTCGCTCAAAGAGCTCGCCCGCGATCGGCAAAAATGCCGCGAGGAGTGTCTGACCAGTTTCGTGGATCGCAGGGAGCACACGCAGATGGTGGGGAGTTTTACGGCGAGCGAGCAGGAGCTGACGCGGACCATGCGAGATCAGACCAAGACATTTGACGCCTCGATATCGGCGATACACGAACGGGTGAACGACGTGCTGAAGAGCGTATCGAAGATCGAGGGCTGGCTATCCGGGAAGGACCAACGCCATGAGCGAATCGGACATTGAATTCTCTCGCCAGATACGGACGGCCATACTGCGGACGCTGTTCGTCCACTCGCGCGCGGGCCTCAACATAGGCTATGCCGCGTGCGACCTGGCGGGGACGCTGGCGGGCAGCATATTCGGCCGCGATGAGCGGCTCTTGGCCGGCGAGATCGCCGACCTGCTCGAGCGGGGGCTCATAAGGCCCGTTGAGGGCGCCGAGCCGCCCAGGTGGGTGATAACGGCCAGGGGCAAGGACTTTGCCAGGGCCAACCATCCGTGGGGCAAGGTGGATGAGTTTACCGGCGGCCAAAGGACTTAGCCGCAGAGGACACGAAGGGCACCAAGAACTGTTTTTTATAGATAAGAACCGCAAAAAGTGAAAACAGGCAGGTCACATACATTCAAGCAACTGGCCATCGCGGCGGCGCGGGATGCCGACGTCCACATCGAGGGCGATCCCGATGACGTGGATGCCCAGGCCCAGAGCGTGGCCAAGAGCGAGGATGGCCGCCTCGTCCGCGATAGGGTGTGGGCGGAATACAGTGCCATGCTTCAGGACGCCAACACGTACGGCCTGGCGGACATCGTCACGTGGCTCAAGGATGAATGGGACGTGGGGGTCGGGATGTCGAGCGTCCATCGCGACCGCGTGCGAGAGGCGCGGGGGCAGCGGGTAAATGACCTGGTGACCGCGAAGATCAAGGCCGCCGGCGAGATGATGCAGAAGGCCGGGGCGGGATCCCAATGGGAGACGGGCCTGTCCATCGCGGGGGGCATAACGCTGTCGACGCTGATGCAGTACGGCGAGGAATCGCTTCGGGAACTGTCACCTGGGGATGTAATAAAGTTACTCAATACCATGGCGAAATTGTCCACCGCCCAGGTGCAAAGGCAGATCGGCGAGGCGAAGGCGGAGCTCGCCAGGAAACTAACGACCCAGGTTGCGGCGGCATCGGCGAAGATGGCCGACAAAAAACTCTCGTCGTCACAAATAAGCAACATAGTGGAGGCCGTGCTTGGCAGCGCTGGCTGAAAACACGACGGCCGTAAAGGAACTCCGCAAGGCGAGAAAGAGCGTCTTTGAATTTCTGCCCTACCAGCAGGCGTTCCTGGCTGACCAGTCCCGCGTGCTGGTGGGTTGCTGGTGCAGGCAGGCGGGGAAAGACTTCACCGCCGCCGCCAAGGCTGTGACCAGCGCCATCAAGACGGGCCAAAAATGGTACATCGTATCGATCACGCAGAGACAGGCGGACGCGACGTTCGACAAATGTAAGACGTTCGCAAACGCTTTTAAGATGGCGTTGAAAGCACAGGGCGAGATAACAGAGGAGGCGGGGCCGGAATACTACGAGCGAGACAAGGCGATTGACCAGATGTTCCGCTGCCAGGCGCGGACGCTGCACCTGCCCGGCGGCGGGTCGGTGACGGCATTGCCGGGCCGGGACCCCGACACCCTTGCGGGCCTCACCGGCAACGTCATATTCACCGAATTCGGCCTGTTCCCCGGCGGCGGATACGACCACTGGCGAGTGGTGTTTCCGCTATGCACGCGCGGGTACCAGGTGATCGTGATATCGACGCCGCGCGGCAAGAACACGAAGTTCTACGAGCTGGTGTCCGACAGCGAGACCTATAGCGTTCACAAGGTGGACATACGCCGCGCGGTCGCGGACGGCCTGATCCTGAAGGACAACAAGGGCCTCCCGACCAGCATCGATGTATTAAAGCGGCTCTATAACGATGAGATCGGCTGGCAGAGGGAGTTCGAGCTGCAGTTCTCGGGCGATCTTGTGGCACTGATCAAGTGGGGCCTGCTGGAAACCGCCGCGCTGGCGGGGGCGAAACTTCCGTTTGACTTTGCCGGCGTGGTCAACGGCGCCGGCTTTGACATGGGCGGCCGGTGGAACAGACTCAAACCGATTGACGATGGACGATTGGAGATTGGTTGGGACATCGCCCGCAACCGGGACATATCCGCCCTGACCGTCAACCACTGCCACGTCAATAAGCAACGAGACCTCCGCGCCCTGGTGATGATGGAGAAGACGCCGTTTGCGTTCCAGCGGATGATCGTGTGCCAACTGCTCGACACGTTTCCCTCGGCCGTGGGTTGCGGGGACGCCACGGGCCTGGGTATGGACTCCAATGAGACCCTATCGACCAGATACCACGGCCGATGGCAGGGCGTGACCTTCACGCAGACGGCAAAGCGGGAGCTTGCGAGCCTGCTGCTGACGGCCTTTGACGAGGGATCCCAGACGCTGCCGGCGATGGACGGCCCGTACAAGTTCATAGCAACAGACCTCTATGCGTTGCAACGAGAGGGCGAGAAGGAAAACCTGACAATCAGCGAATCGGATAACCCCTTGCTGCCCCAATCGCACTGCGATATCGCGATATCGTGCGGCCTGGCCCGCAAGGCGGGGCAAATCGCGGGCAATCATTTTTTCGCGGACGCCGTTTAGTGGTCAGTGACAGTGGACAGCGATCAGTGACGACCAAAAATGAATGAAGACACAGCAATAACCGAGATGCAAAAGAGCTACCAGGCGTGGGTAGACAGCCACGTGGCCAAGGATTATATTCCCTCGGCGGAACTGACGAGCTGGGGAAAGCTCTTCGTCACGGGCACCGAGGGGATGATGTACGGCCAGCAGATCAACGAGCCGCTGGACCCGTACGCACAGTCGCTGTGGGTGAATCGCTGCGTCACGGCGATCCACACGGCAGTGGTGGGGACGCCGATCAGGCTGACGCGGGCCGCCCTGGAGAGGCAGTTCTCGTCTAAGAGCTACCAGGTCCGCTTTGGGCGCATGGCGCAGAGCCGCCTCAAGGCGATGGATGGCCGGCGCGGCCTGGTGGTCGGCAAGGAGCAGGAGGGTGAGATCGTCGAGCAGGGGCCGGCGTTTGACCTGCTGGCGCAACCAAACCATTACCAGGACTGGCCCGCCTTCATCTCGTCGATTGTAGGTTACTTCAAGCTCCGGGGATCAGTCGCGGCGGTCAATACGAACGAGGCGCCTTACGGCAATGAGTGGCACCCGATCGATGGCAAGTACATCAAGCCCCGGTTCGAACATGATGCCCAGGGCCTGCCGTTCCTAATAGGCTATATTTACAAGCCCAAACACAGCGGCATCGAAATACCTTTTCTGCCTGAAGAGGTCCGCTACTGGCATACGTGGAGCGACAAGGACCCGTTCACGGGCCAATCGCCCATCGAGCCGGCGAGATACTCGATCGCAACCGATTTTTCCGCCAGCCAGTTCAACGCCTCGGCCCTTGCCAATCATGGCGAGCCGGGCATCATCTACATCTTCCCGCAGGGCATCGACGCGGAGCAAAAGAAGGACTTCTACGAGCAAGTCCGCCAAAGATGCCAGGGACCAACGAGATCGATGCGCAGCCTGGTCGTCGGCGGGGACCTGAAAATCGAGTCGCCGGGGCGGAGCTTCCCCGATCTTCAGTTCGACGAGGGCAAGACGCGATGTGCGCTGGAAATCTGCTGCAATTTCGGCGTGCCCCCCGTTGTCGCTGGCTGGGTACAGGCGTCTGGAGAGGCTACGGCGTATATCGCCGAGATGCGGAGACTCTTCTACGAGGCGACGATCTTCCCGCTCCTCGAAACCCTCCTGCCGGGCATCCAGTACATGGTCGCGCAGGTAGAGGCTAACGCGGTAGTCTTCTGGCACGTCGAGGAACTGCCGATCATCCAGGCCGCGCGGCTGTCGCGGACGGCCCAGGCCAAGGACTTCGCGGCCATGGGCTACCCGGTCAACATGATCAACGACAGGCTCGATATGGGCATGCCCGAGCTCTCGTGGGGCGACGAGGGCACGCTTGCCCAGGGACTTGTACCGGCTGACCTCCTAATGAGCGGCGGGGATCTGCCGGCAATCGATGAGGGGCCGACGCCGGCGCCCGATGACATACCGCCCGATGAGCCGGGAAATCAAGTCGGGGAGAGGGGCCTTCGCCAAATGGCGGCTACGGCCGCCCAGGAGGGGCGGGCGATGCAGAAGGCCTGGGAGGCGGCCGTGGGCGAGAAGTCGTTCCTGGACGCTGTGTGGCAGGCGTGGGCCAGATCCTGGAACCCGATAGCGGAAGGCTTTGGACGGACTTTACGGCAGCGATGCCTGGTGCAGGAACGGCAGGTGATCGCGGCGCTGAAACGAGAATTGCCGGAAGTGAAGACGCTGGACAGCGGCCGGGGGCCGGTGGTCACAAAAGACGACGGCATTATCAGCAGGGTCCTCTTGACCGTGTTCGGCAACGTCGAGGACAAGAAGGCGTGGCGGGCGCGGGTACGCGTCTTTGCCCAGGACGCGCAAGAGCTTGGCTTGCGCCAGGCACTGGCCGAGTCAGGGCTCGCGGGCGAGGAACTCGACGAGGCGGTCCAGCGCATACTCTCCAACCCCGCCATCGTTCACACTCTCAATAGCGACGTGATCCTCGTATCCACCAAGATTGACGACGGCACGCGCAGGATCCTCAAGGACAACATTTCGGCCGGGCTGCGGGCGGCGGAGGGCGTCAATAAGATCGCCGACCGCGTCCAGGCGGCCATGGGCAACAGGCGAGCGGCCGCCGTGGCCACAACCCGCAACGCCATCGGCCAGGTAATGAGCGCCAGCCGCCATGAGGCGGCCTTGACATGGGCGACGCACAAGAAGTGGGTACACTCGCGTGGTCGCGGCATCCGCCGCCCCGAGCACATAGCGGCCGAGACGTTCTACGCCGCGAACCCGATCCCCATCGAGCAGCCGTTCATCGTGGGCGGCGTGCCCCTGATGTACCCGCGCGACTTTTCCACGGGCAACTACTCCGAGACGATGAACTGCCAGTGCCTCGACGTGTACATGCGGCTGGCGACGGAGGGGAAGGCGGATGGCCTGGCGGCGGTGAGGGCGCGAGACTTCTACAGCCGCGAAAAGATGATCGCGGCGCGGGCCAAGAAGAATTGAATATTTGAGATTTGAAATTTGATATTTGAAGGCAGACGAAAAATGGCAAAACATGTGGAAAAAAGCTTCGGACAACTGATCGTCAAGATAACCCCCGCCAAAGAGGGCAGCAATTATGACCAGGACTTCATCTGCTCGACCGACTGCGTTGACCGCTCCGACGAGACGATCGACCAGGGCGGATGGATGCTCGACTCCTTCCGCAAGAACCCGGTCTTCCTGGCCTGCCACAAATATCAGACAGACAGCGGCAGTTCCCCCGTGATCGGATCGTTCCGCAATATCGACGCCACGGATGGCAATCTGCGCGGGCAGGTGAAGTTCGCGGCGACGCCACTGGGGCAGGAATATAAGAGCCTCTACGCCGATGGCCACATGCGGGCGGTCTCGGTCGGATTCATCTCGCACCAGCCCGAGCACGTCACTGACAAGGCGACGGGCAAGAAATCCCTCTGTCATAAGAAGAACGAGCTCCTGGAGGTGTCGGCGGTTCCGGTGCCGGCCAATCCCGAGGCGCTGTCGCAGATGGGCTTTTTACAAAACGCGGCTAAGGCCGAGTTGACGGCGGTTGTCGCGGACGCCCTCACCAAGGCAATCGAGAAGCGGGATGCCGACGTGAAGGAATTCATTCAACAACAGATTGACGAACTTAAATCAATGATCGAGGAGCGATCTTTTGCGAATCCCACGCCTGATCTTTCGGGCCAGGCTCGCGGCGCCCAGGGCGGCGCCGGCGATGACGAAGGCTCGGATGCGGCGGCGGGAAATCAGGCCCTGATCTATGCGGCAAAGAATTTGCGAAAGGCATGCACCTACTGACCACTAACAAAGGCCCAAGGCCCAAGGCCGAAGGCTTGGAGCAAAAAATGATTACGAAACTTTTCAAGATGATGCTGGCTACGATGTCGCTTGCCGCCATGCCGGTCGAGAGCCGGGATGCGGCAGCGGTCGCAAAGCAATTGGCGGAGATCGAATTGCTCATCAAGAGCGAGGAATTCAAGGGCCTCGACGGAGGCGGCGAGGCGGTCAAGCTCACGGGCGAAATCGCCAACCTCAAACAGTCGCTCACCGTCCAGGACGCCGAGTTGAAGCGGATACAAAAGATGGGAATGACCTTTAAGGAAGGACAGATCATCGACTGGTCCAGCGCACACAGGCTGGAGATGCTGTCGATACGGCGGTCGTTTGACTCCGACGAGAAGGCCGAGAGATTCGGATCATGGTTCCTGGCCACCGCGCCGGAATGATCATGGCGTATGCGTTCGCCCGGGCACTTGACCAGGCGATGCTCCTGGGCGATGGCACGGCCGCGTATGGCAACATCACGGGCATCCTGAACCAGACCACGGTGGTGTCGGCGCCGGCGTTGACGGCCGGGCACACCACGGTGGCTACGCTGGATATGTACGACTGGCTGTCCGTGGATCCGGCACTGGCGGCCGAATACGCCCGAAAGAACGCCAGGTGGATTCTATCGGGCACGGTTTCGGCGAGCGCCCGAGCTATGCGAACGGGACTGGGCGTCAATCCGATTTGGGAGCGTGGGGCGACGGCCGAGGAATCGACGCTGTGCTACTACCCCTACACGTTCTGCCAGGAAATGCCCGCCGCCGGCTCGGTCGGGGCAGGTCAACCCTACGGCGTCTTCGGCGATGTCCGCCGGGCGATGATGCTGGGCATGCTGGACAACATCGCAATCGACACCAGCGACCAGGCGATGTTCCTGTCGGATTGCACAGTGGTTCGCGGCCTGGCGTACGCGGACATCGAAATTACCGACGCGAAGAGCGTCGTGATCGCAAAGACCCATGCCTGATGATGGGTAGCCTCTTCTTGGCCCTTCTGGCTCGAAGGCAGGGATGGCTTCGAGCCAGAGGGGGAGAAGGGGAGATTGGAAATCTCAAATTTAAGATTTGAGATATCAGATGAGAAGATGCACAACGGTTTATTAACGGACGATTAAGCGGCTTTTGAAAACCTTTTTTGGAGATAAAACATGAAGAGCCACAAGTTCGGAATCGGATCATTGTTCCTGGCGGCGGTACTGATCGTCGCGTCGTTCATCGTGTATTTTGAGGACGCGACCAATTACGCCCAGGGCGCTCTGCCCGTCGCGGGCGCGACGAGCGTATCCGCAGACGGTTCGGGCGTGACCACGCACCGATTCATCAAGTTCGCCTCGGCCGGCGTCATATCGACCGCCGCGCTGGCTAGCGACGACATCGTCGGCGTCTGCGAGCAGACGGCGACGGCAAACCAGATCACCAAGTACGCCCCGCCCGGCACGATGACCACGCTGGACTCCGGCGCGGCGATCGCCGCCGGCAACAAGCTCACGTGCCTGGGGGACGGAACAGGCAAGGCGACGCCTGTGTCCAATGCAACCGCCAGTCCGACCACAGTGGGCGCCATAGCGCTTAGCTCCGACGCCACGGGCACGGGGACGGTGCTGGCGATCGTCGTCCCCAGCGTGCTGGGCTCGCCGGCGAGTTACGCCGGAAGCGTGGCCGTGGGCACGTCCCTGACCGTGGGTACGACCTGCGGGATCTCGACCAATGCCACCGTAGGCGGCACGCTCACCACGACCGGCGCGGTGACCAACAACAGCACGACGGCGTTAAATGGCAGCGCCACGCTTGGGACGAACAATAAGCTGCTGTTCAGGGAATCGACGGAATACGTCTACAGCGACGCAGCCAACAGCCTGACGATCGCGGCGGGCACGCGGATCAAAACAAGCCTGCCGATCTTTTCCGCGAGTCAAACATTTGTGACAATTGCCGGTCCGACGCTAAGCTTGAACGTCAACGACTCGGGCAAGGTGTTCAACGTGACCGGCACCGCGGTCATCACGCTGCCGGCCACGTCGTCGGGGGTCAGCTATACATTTTTCTGCGATGGCGCCGCCGGGACCGTGCAGATATCCATCGCCCCCGCCGCCGCCGACGGCATCAGCGGGCTGGGAACGACCGGCACCGTGAACAAGGCGCTCATCAATACCCTGTCCACGGCCAATCGCGGTGACCTGCTGACCATTAGCGGGTCAGGCACCACCGGCGCGACGGGATGGCTGATAGTCCGCCAGGTGGGCACCTGGGCGTGGGCCTCCTGATAGTGATCAGTGGCCAGTGGTCAGTGCCGCTAAAAAAAAAAACTACCACCCGCCAATCGGCCCCCGAGCTTTTAGCGGGGGCTGCGGCGGCGATAGGGTAGGTGCATTGCAGTCTGCGGCGAGGCCGGATGGTCCGGCCCACCGCCGGGCCGCTGACGGTATCCGACGGCCCGGCGGTGAAGTTGAGACGATTTTTGGCAAAGACATTTAGGAGCATGAAATGGCAAAAGAGACACAGCAGCAAGGACCGCCCCAGTCGGCGGTCGAACCGATCGTAATCTGCACCATCCGCAAGGCCGTGAGCTACGGCGGAATATATCTGGCGCCTCGCATGGACGGGACGAGGCTCATCCCCCTGGCGGACGTTCCCCTGCCTCGCGAGTTCGCCGAGAGGTTCACGCCCGGCGCCGTCGAGATCACGGGCGAGTCGGAGATGACGGCCAACGAATTGCCCGAGGCGTTGAAGAAGGCCGTCGCGGCCATGGAAGCGAGCGCCAAACCCAAGGGCTGACAAGACGCATAGCGGGGCGTTCCCGCTTGTCCCCCGTGGGCGTGGTTCGCTCTCCTTTCCACGCCCACGTTCGCGGCGATCCGAGGCATGGGATCACCGCGAACGTGTAAACGAATGGACAGCGGTCGGTGAACAGCAGTCAGCGATAACGGATGGAGAACGAACATGGCAAGTGTAATCGTGCAGGTGCAGGCGATGGTGGCGATGAAGGATAACGGCAAGAGGCACAATCCCGGTGAAGTTTTTGGCATGGAGAAAAGCCTGGTGCCCGCCCACGTGGCGGCCAAACAGGTCCGCGTGATGCAGGCCCCCGCCGCCGCTGCCGCGCAGGGCGCGCCTGGGCCCACTACCGCAAATCCCGCGTTGACCGCGCCTGCGGCTGGGACGCCGGCCGCCGGCCATGCGACGATCGTGCCGGCCGCCAGGCCGTTGCCCGGGCCGAGGCCCGAACCGCAAAAATAGTGGTCAGTGGACAGTGGTCAGTAAAGACCGCGTGCACTGACCAGTGGATTGGAGCACAATGGGCAAAGACTGGAAAGACAAGATCGTCAGTAAACCCAAGCCGGCGCCGGTGACCAAGCCGATCAAGGCGCCGGTGACGAAATAGGTGAAGGAATGCTTTGCACGCTCAATCAACTGAAGAGCAGACTGAAGATCGACCCGGCCGATACGACCGACGACCTTGCGATGACGGGCCTGATCCAGGGCGTGTCCGCACGCATGGCATCATCGGAGGGCGCGGGGCGCGAACTCGAGCTTACGACGATCACGGAGATATTCTGCCAGGACGACGCCCGCTCGACCATGCTCTGGACGCGGGCGTGGCCGGTCGTGTCGGTGACATCCATCCTCGAAGCAATGTGGGGCGCATTCGATTCGGCGACCGGGCTAATAGAGGCCGGGCCGGGCGTATCAGCCCCGGACTTCTACGTCAACCACGAGACGGGCAGGATCACCCGCGTGGCCCTCATGTGGTTCTGCCGGCCGTTCGAGCAGCAGGTGATCTACCAGGGCGGCTGGACGGCGTGCGAATACTGGCAGTCGGGCAATAGCTACGCGGCCGGCTACTTGGTCCAGACGGCGGGGAACGTATACCAGGCCGCCCAGGCGACCAGCGGGATCCTCGTCCCGGGTGCCGACCCGACCAACTGGACGCTCTTGACCGGCCAGGTGCCCGCGCCGGGTGAGCTGGTCGAATGGTGCATCGCGCAGTCCATAAACGACTGGCAACGCCGCGACAGGCCCGGGATGTCATCCGAAGGGGCCTCGGGGGCCTCGGCCTCGCAGTTTGGCCCCTATGGACTCCTGCCGGGCGTGGCGGCGGCCCTGAAGGGCGGCCGATATAGAAGAATCATGTGACAGTGGTCGGCGGTCAGAGAAAGACAAAAGCAAAGACGCAAAAAGCGGCGTGTAAAAAAAAATGATCGGAAGCCTCGTTATAGTGAAAGTGGATAGCAAAAGCGGCGAGCTCGTTGCCCGCGACGCTCGGGCGGCGGCGGCGTTCCCGGCGGCGGTCATCAACGGGCTGCAGGGCTACGTCGGATCGGGCGCCTCAATGATCGCCGCATGGCTCCAATCGGGCGCGGGCGGATTGACCCTCCAGCATGGGATGGACGGCCTGGGGGGCTCGATCCAAGGTGTAATGATCGATGAGTCGATCCCGATGGCCATGCTGGGCGTGCCCTCGGACGCTCCCGCCGCCCCCTACGCCTACAAGCAGGAAGTGGGCGGCCCGATATACCCCAAGGACGCCAAGGCCCTGGCGATCCCGCTGACAGAGCAGGCGAGGAACGTATCGGGGCCCCGCGACCCGTCCATGGGCGACCTGGTGCTCGTCAAGAGGCCGGGAAAGCCGCCACTGCTATGCCAGATGATCGGCGACAAGAAGCTCCAGCCCCAGTTCGTGCTGGTGGCCAGCGTGACATTGCGGGCTACCCACTGGTTCAGCCAGGGCGTCGAACAGTTCCGTTCGGACATGCTGGCGACGTTCAACGCGGTGATGACCGCGTGGGCGAAGACGTTTGGGGCGAATTGAATATTGAATATTAAATATTGAAAGATCCGATGGCCGACAAAATTTCAAACGCGGCGAAAATCATCCAGGAAACCCTTGAGGCGCAGGGCCAGGCGGTCTGGCGGAAGGTGTTCGGTTCGGAGATGAATCCCCTCGCCCAGGAAGTCCTTCCCGCCGCCGCGATATCGTTCCCGACGTTCTTTCACGAGGGCGGGACAGAGTGCGAACCCGAGTGGGAGGCGGTGATCCTGATACAGGTGGTGGATAAGGTGCGCAAGAAGGATGCCCTGGCGGCGGTCTGCTCGATGGTCGGGCAGATCGAGGCGATGATCGGCCAACTGCCCCATGACGGCACGCTGGGCGGACATGTGGACAAGTTGCGGGCGATGCCGTGGTTCGAGGCCACGTCGGCGGACGTGCAGCGGTGCGGCGCCTCGTGCACGATGTCGTTTCACACGGTTGGAACGCTTTTGACTGGTGATTAGCGGTTAGTGATTAGTGGTTAGTGGTCGGAAAACCACTCGCCACGCATGGAGATAGAATATGGCAGCCGGCGACAAGATTTTTCAGGCGCGGTATCTCGAAATTGGGGCGTCCCAGATAGCGGGCGTGGTGGCGGCGAAGATCAATACCGCGTTCACCGGGCGGGAGGATCCCGGTGCGGCAGGCTCGCCTGGCCCGGCCGGGCGGATTGTCGGCCATCGGCGGATCACCGTCGAGGCGTACGCCATACACGAGTCCATCATGGTGGCCATGGGCGTGTCTTTTAACGGGACGGCCGTTGCGGGGGCGACCTATGCGAGGATCACGCCGTCGACGGTTGAGCGGATCGACCAGGGCGTGGCGGCCTGGCCGGGGGATGCGGGCGCGATCCTGACGCGCAAGATGCTGGCTGTGGAGATATATGGCAACCAGTACGCGGCCCTGATGGCGATGATCGGAGAAACGGCCGCGAACGTGGCCGTCGCCGTCCTGGACAACGACAGCGCGGCCCAGACGGTGACGGTGACCAACGTCTATTTCTCCGAGGCGATCAGTCCGGTGGACATTCCCGAAAAGGACGCCGGGGGCAAGCTCGCCCCCTACGGGATCCGCGGGTGGGTGAACTGGGGCGGGGCGGACACTTTTGCGACGGTATTGACCTCGACATCCGCGGGGGCGTTTGGCCTGCTGGCTATCCTGGGCACGGCGCAGGCCAATGCCGTCATCGGTACGGTGGGCGCGGGCGGGGCGGCCGAGAAGATCACGGTCAAGAACGTCACCTGGACAATGGTGACGAGCAACATCGAGATCCCGGCAAACGACGCGGGCGGAAAACTCGCCCTCTTTGGCGTGCGCGGGTACGCGGCGTGGGCAAGCACCGATACGCTGGCGACGATGATCGTTGCGGCGGCGGATTAGTTAATTGGTTAATTGGTCAATTGGTTAATCGGTTAACTGGATCGAAACGATGGCTGATGAACTGAAAATAAATGTCTCCGTGCCGGGCGCGAAGGACGCCGCACAGGACCTCAAGGGCGTGGCCGCAGCCGAGGGCGAGGTCACCGGCGCCGCCAAGGCCCAGGGCGACGCCCACGGGGAAAATGCCGCCGGCGCCGAGAAAGACTCCCTGGCCACGGAGGCGCTGCGGATGCGAAAGCGCTCGCTCCTAATGGAGCTCGCGGCCCTCAATCCCGAATTGGGCGCGGCAGGCAGGCTTATATCCGAGCTCTCCACCGCGGAAAGCGGCTCGGCGATGGGGGCGGCCATCCTGACCGCGGGCGTGGTTGCCGCCGCCGCCGCGATCGAATACCTGATTTCCAAGCAGGAGGAGTTGACGAAAAAGGCCGACAAGGCGGGCGCATCGCTGAAAAAGGAGGCCGATCAATTCGTCGAGTGGGGCGATGCCATCGACGCCGCCCGGCAAAAGGCGGCGGGAACTGGACAGAAGGTCAGCTCGACCCCGACGCCGGAGATCGAGCGAGCGGCATTTGGAATCCAGAAGGACCTGGGGATCACGGACGAGCAGCGTAAGCGGCTGGGCGTGATCATGGGAATGGGCGACCTGACGCACGACCAGCAGGTGGCGGCCGCGAAGGCCATTGTCGCCCAAAACGGGTTGCCCGAAGATCCGATGGCGGCGTATCAGACCATCAAGATGGGCGGTGGCGGGCGGGACGCGGATCGGCTGTTCAACGAGGACGTGGCCCGCAACCCGGCGGCATATGCGGCGCGGAAGGTCGCGGCCGCAGGCCACGCCGTGGGCGGCAGCGAGCGCGCGATGACGCAGAAGGACATCGAGGATATCGAGGACTCGATCTCGGCCCGGGAGAACGCACGAGGCATAACGCATGACAGGAAAGATATAAATAGCTTCATCCTGCAAATTGCCCAGGGGATTGTGAGCGAGACAGCCACGGCGAATTTTGAGCATGATTATCCAGAGGCAATGAATATCCCTGTCGGTTATCGGACGGCCAATGCGGCCAACGCGGCACGCTTCGCCGAGGCAATGAATATCCCTGTCGGTTATCGGGGCATCCTCCCGGATGAAACTGTGGGCCCGAATTCGTCGGAAGTGCACAACTCGCGTCCTCTCCAGGTGATCGTCCACGGGGACGTGATCAATGGGACGAGCTTCAAGAATTCCGACGCCCGCCGGGCCGGCGTGCCACAGCCGCAGGTGCAGCAATGAGTAGGAAGTGGGCAGGGGTCAGTGAACAGTGGTCAATAAAGACCACGCAGGCGCCCCGCTTGCACTGTCGCTGACCACGGATCACTATTATGGGCGAGAACGTACAAGGCGACGATCTGTTCGGCTCCGGCGGCCACGCCTGGCAGTGGGAGCGGCGCAATCGCGCCGCCAAGCTCATCACCAGCGTGGGGATCGACGGGGCGGGCAGGATCGCCCTGGGAAGCCATGAGCGGCGGTGCCAGATAATCGGCACGCACGGCTCGCCGGCGGCGCTATTGATCGGGAACGGGGCAACGAAGGACCTGGCGGATACGAGCCTCCAGATCCAGATTGCGGCGATAGAGGCACTGGCCGACAGCGGTGCTGCGGGCGCGTGGCAGGATGACACGGGCCTATCGGGCACGCAGCTCGTTGTCGAGAGCTTTGTTCCAGTAGGGCACAGGCTGTATGGGTGTGACGGAGCCAACTGGCAGGCGTGGCTGTACTACAAATGCGTGCTGATAGATTTGACGGGCAACTGGACTTGAAGAAGTGGACAGTGGTCAGTAAAAACCGCACAGGTGGCCCGCTTGCACTGACCACGGACCACGGATCACTATCATGGGAATGACGCTTACAACCAGCGGATACATCGTAAAATACTCGGAGCTCACGGGCGATCCGAGCGGGGCCAACCCGCTGGCGGCCTACGCCGGCTACGAGTCCATCCTTGACGAGGAGCCGGTGGACATCTTCCGCCCGGTCAGCGTGTCGGAGAAGATCGCCCCCGCCGCGTGGGTGGCCCGCGTGGAGATGAACCTGGCCGCCCTGGACATCTACCCCTGGGATTGGGTCAGCGCCTGCTGGCATGACGACCGGATAATGATTATCGGCGACGGGCCGGCGGCGACGGCCAATATCCTTTTCGAGGGCTTTATCGATGACATCGACTGGGGGATCGGGGCATCCAACTCGTCGGTCATCGTCACCGCGGTCAGCTACGCCTTTCGCCTGCTGCGCGACCAGGAATACTGCGTGTACGGACGGTGGATGGCGCCAAGGACGGGGCTGCCGGCGGGACAATCGGCCGTGGCGGCCGTCTTCTTCAACGGACTTCGCTGCCAGTTCAACGCGGGGGGCCTGCCCAACATGTACAAGGACCGCTGGCAGGACATCGCGTCCGCAGGGGAGGTCAACGCGGGCAAGGGCGGCGTGCCCCTGTTCACGTACGACGACGATCCCGATGCTCTCTACTGGACGTGGGGCGACATCTGGGATTATCTGACATATCGTTATTCCGCATTTAAAAAATGGTTCACGGATGCGTGGAGCGCCTATCCTCCCGATTACACAGCCGTCGCCCATCACACCGCAAACGTCGAGGGGATGGGCCTGTGGGCTGCGCTGGCGTCCGCGGGAGACCGGTTTGGCTTCGACGTTGCCGAGACGATCGGCAACGACGGCTACGGGGGCGCCATACACAACATTCTGTCCGTCAAGCGCCATGGGGGCGCGCAGGTGAGCGTGATGCACCAGGCCCCCGGCGGGGATGGCACGCGGCCCCTGATGGACCTGACGCTCACCAATATGACCGGCTGCTCGATCTCGGAGAACGTGACGAGCTGCAACGTCGCGCCGATCGTCGCGGGCGGCGCTAAACTCTACGAGATCACTATCCCGCTTTTGCCGGCGTGGGATCCCGCTCGCCTGGCCATGCCGGCGGACGGCTGGTTTGACCCGTTTGCATCGGCCGGATCGCCCAACGTGAATAACGCCTGGTGGAATCAATATTGCAAATCCGGAGGTTTGTTCAGCGAGTACGCATCGGTAGGGCGCCTGTGGGATGCAAACACCGATGGCCTTTATGCCGCCCCACCCTATGGCCAGGCGGTGCAGACGATCGGAGGTGCCGGATGCACCGTCAACGTCGGGGATGCGACCGCGTGGCCGCCCATGCCGCACAAGGCCCTGCCGACGATCTCCTGTCAGGGCCTAATCGGTACGGAGGGGGCGAAGATGCGGCCGTTCGTCGAATGTTGTCTCGGCGGCGGATGGTTCAGGGTGCCTGGGGCCAGGATCCTGGCCGGCCGTCTGGGCTGCTACATTGAGGATGAGAATCTCGGCGGCATCCACAATCCCAATAGTATTAACGCATATGGCGGGATGGATCTATTCAACGCGCTTATTGCCGGGCCGGTCCCGATGCGGCTGACATGCTGCGTGGAGTCCCCGACTCGAAATATCATCCTTGGATCGAGGCGGCCGACCGCCGGCAGCTTTTTCATGCCGTGCGAATTCGTGGATCGGGGCGCCCTTGGGCAGATCAGGACGCAGACGGCGAGCAGCTCATTGCACGGCCTGGACGGGATGGGCGTCGATTCCATCGACGACACGGCCAAACTGACGGATGTGATGTCGATCGTGCAGGACGTCCAGGAAGGGCTGGCAATCGAGGCGAACCTTCCGATCGAGTGGCCCGACGCCAACCTGCACCTGACGAACTGCGTGACGCAAATATCCGGTATCAATTACTCCTTGGCCGTGTGCGCCGGGGCGAACCTCAAATACCCGCGAATTGTCAGCATCATGCGGATGCTGACCGAGCGGGACTGGCAGATGTCCATAGGGCTGACGACGGACAGGAAGATGCCCTACGACAGTTTGGAGAGTTGAAAATGAACATCACCGTGAATATCAACCTATCCCCCGCTGACGAGACGGCATTTGAGTCGTTGACGGCCCCGACGGATCGCCAGACATTCCTGGTCGCCAAGCTGGCGGCACAGATGGCCCCGGCACTGCTGGCAACGCTGCAATCG